TACATATAAATCTGCAATAGATGAATTATTTCAAGCAGAAGTTAAATCATCAACATTAGAAAACAAACGTGATAAAGAAGGTCTTATTATAGATCTATTTAGAACATTAGAAGCAAGTAGACGTAAAAACAATATATGATTTATAAGTTTAAAAAGTGGGTTATACTTCCTGCTTATACAGAAATATTTGTTAATGCAACGTCAGATGAAGAAGCATTAAAGATATTAAATGCTATAGATCCTACAACTTTAAACTGGCAAGAAACTGACTCAATAGAGCAGCGAATGACATATGAAGTTATAGATGAAAAGTCCTGAGAGATATTTGTTTAGAGCAGTAATTAGTCAAGCAATACATGATGCTATGTATAATGGTTTAGACAAATATTATCTTATAGATAAACGTAATGCTATTGATTGGCTTATAGGTAATTCTATAGACTTTAGAACTATATGTCATTATGCAGAAATAGATCCTGAAATGGCTTGTAGAAAATTTACTGCTGCCATGAAGTTAGATCTATATACATTACGAGAAGATCAACATAAAGTGTTGAGCAAACCAAGAAAAAAATATAAACATAAAGGTAAATTTAGGTTAACATTTAATGAGCAAAGTTTGGAACAAACAGATTAAAGGTAGTCATTATCAAAAATATAAAATTCAACCAAGTAAATTTGTAGTAGAAAATAAACTTTTATTTCCTGAAGGGTGTGCAATTAAATATATAATTAGGCACCAGGACAAAGGTGGTAAAGATGATTTGCTTAAAGCAATACACTTTATTGAAATGATTATAGAAAGAGATTATAGTTAATTTAGTATAAGTTTTTTAATACTTTTACTACCATCGATATTAGACTCGAGCTCAGCCATCGACTTTATGCATTGGTAAACAATGTTATTATTTTTATTTGTTCTCATTGCAATTCTTTTACCTTTAAGACAATCAGACATAGATATTTGTATTCTATGTTCTTTTATTTCTCCATTTACTATCATAAGTAAAGCTACAATTAATTCCATTAATGAGCTCCATTACCATTAGCTCTTACTTTATCTTTAAGATGTTCAATATCATCTAATGCTTTATCTAATTGTGTTTTAAGAAATTCTATATTAACTTTATTTGTCATATTCATTTCTTGAGTAGACTGTAATTTTTCTACAGTTTTATAAAGATCTTCTAATAAAAAATGTTGCTCTTGATCAGTAGGTACTTGTTCAGATTTTTTAAGTAAATCATTTTCAAATAATTCTCTAGAAGTTTCTAATGATGTAAGTCTACCTGTAAGTTCAGTATATGCAATTACACCTGCAACAACTCCAAAAATTATCATAGCCATATTACGAATTGGCATACTTACAGATGTATTTTCACTAATTTTCATTTAGCAATCTTTCCTTTATTAATACCTTTTTTAATAACGTATTCTCTAGTACCAAACGCATTTGTTTGTACTTCTTTTTTAAGCTTTTTAAACAGCTCCATTTCTTTTTCTTTGTATTCTATTTTCTTTGTGTGTTCTTCTAATGATTTTGTGTCTCTCATCTTTAAACCTATTGTTTTTTTCCCAAAAAGGTAACATATGTCCTGAATTTTTATAACATTTTACACAAGAGTATTCGTTATCTTTTAATGATATAAATGCTTCAGTTATGCTAATATCTCTATTACACCACTTACACTCACCTCTTACTTCGGTCACTTTGGTTTACGCATAATGTCTGCACCTTTAAGACCATAAATAGCACTAACGACTCCTATAAATATAGCTTGATACCAGTAGGGCAGTTGTTTAAAATATTCAAAAAATATATCTAATCTATTACGAATCTCAGGATCGTCAGTGAACACAGAATACCCCAATATAAGGATAGGAACAGATATAAGAATAAGGACAAACTCATCTTTGTAACCTTGATCATTACTCTCAATAACTTTCGCTTTATATTCAATCTCACCTGTACTCATTTTCTCAGCATGTCTCATTTGAGCATCTGACATTAATTGTTTAGTTTTTTGTTTGTTTTGGTATATATGACTAGCAGTCTTAACACCCATAGATAATAAATTAAACCACATTATTTAATACCTTTCTTTTTTTGTTTAGTTCTTAATATGCTGACACGTTTGTGCCAACACCATACACTAATTTTTGATGCGTATTTTTCTACGAAGCTGTAGAATTTGTTGGTAAACCTTCCCATGCTTTGTACATCCCCTCTACTAACAGCTCATCATCGTATGGCTGCATACCATTTTCCATTTGTATAATTGCTTTTACTAATGGTAAATAATCTTCGATAGTATTGTTTAGTTCATCAGTAGGGTTTACTCCAAGTTTTCTGCAAACAAATGCAATGTAAGCATCTGTATCGTTTTCACTTGGTGGAGCCCATCTTTCAATAATGCTCTCTACTGTAAATCTTTTATGGTGAAATCTGTATGTTAAAAGTATTTTAACTAATGCTCTAATACCCCATACAGCTTCTTTAAATACACAAAAAACTGGATCAGATTGTTCATCTGCCAGTCCATCCCAGTCAGTACCTAATTTGATATTGCCTGGATTTTTATTTCTTATACCTCTAGGTAATTTTTCTGTTCCATCTGCCATGTTTATCTAAAACCATTGGGATTAATATTGGTAATCCATCAATGATAACTCCTGTTCCTATTACTGGTCTAGACTTCTGTAATTTATTATATTCAAAAGCTAAACTTTTCATGTTAATTAAACATCCAACTTGCATACCCCAAAGTAGTTCATTAGGATTGCTCCAATAATCTATTTTAAATGATGTGTGATAATGTCCTTGGACAGTACACATACCATATTGCTGTGCAACTTTAAGTACGTCTTTATATTTACCATGACAGAAGTAAATTTTTTGACCATTAGATGCTTTAATAACCAAATCTTCGTGCCATGTCCAACCTTTGCCTACTCCAAGCATATGATTATATGACTTAAAGATCTCATGAGGTAAACCATGTCTAGTAGCTTTTCTAAAAACTAAGCTACCATGATTAGAATCCATTATGTATTGCTTTGGAAATAGTTCTTCTAATTCTTTAAAAAACTTTTTAGCAACTACAAGCTCATGACTTGGCGAGTATAAACCAGGATGTGAATCGTGAAAGGATATACTGTGCCAATCCATTTCATCACCTATGTTTACTACACAGTCAGGTTTATATTTTTCTTTGATTGCACTTAAAAAGTCAAGTGTATCTATGTGATGATATGGTGCGTGTTGATCACTTATAACAAGTATTGATTTGCGAAGCATATTATAGGTTTTACAAGTATTTGGCGAATATGTCTAGCAACTAAGGTACAACTTTATGCTGGTAATTTTAGTGCTTCATATTCTTTGCAAACAAACCTTAAATAAATTTCGTGTTCATTTACATCTTGTGGACCAATTTCTTGTAGTTTCTTTAATGATTCTTTATACCCTGCTTCTAAACAATTATACATATTAGTATATTGTGTAGGCATAGGATATGGTGTCATACATTCACCTGCAACGTATGAACATATAAGCATCAATAAAGTAAATTTCATTATAAGTGTTTAGTAATTAAAACTAAAACTTGTGCTAATACTCCAAGACCAATAGCAGTTATAATCCAATTAATTTTATCTACACTTTTTTGTATATGTGCTAAATGATTGTTTTCTATTGTATCAATTCTTTGATTAATAAGATCAATACAACCATGTATTTTAAGAATTTCTTCTTTATTTTCTGTGTGTCTACTCATTAGAATAATGTTTCGTAAGGAGACCTTACTAACCCTTTCGTTTTGTATTGTGTATATCTAGGCCCTTTATATCTAGGGTGACCTAATTGCCCTAGTACAAAATCAACAGAAGTGTCTGCTGCTAAGTCTAAAGATAGACCATCTTTTAGCAAACCTTGTTCTATTGAAGCTGATGCTTGTTGCAGCCAAATAGGTAAAAATCTTTTACCCACATGACCTCCTATAGATAAACCTTTCTCAATAGCATCATCATCTTTTGATGTAATGTTTGGACTCCATTTAGTAGTCAAGTATTTTTTATTAGTTAATACTTCTATTGTTGTTCTTGGTAAAGATCCAATCTTTTTAAGACCTGTAGATTGTGGATCTGTTATCCAATGGAAAGGTTCCATAAGTTGTTTAGAGAATGTTAATACTTGACCATTCCCTAAGTCAATTCTAGTTGGATCTGTGTTTTCTAATATAGAGTGACCACTAAATATATAGTTAAGTGCAGATCCTGCAGCTGCGTATGTAAGTGCAGCTCTTGCAAAATAATATTGATACATTCTTCTAAGTGCTGGATCACTTTCAAAAGATGGTAAAGATTTTGCTATAATTCTTATATTAGATATTGTCCAATCTGGAGCAAATAATAACAATTGCATATATCCTCTAGATCCTGGAGACAAAGTAGTTTGTGCTAATCTTTTTAACCAAGGAGATTGTATTCTATTTGCAATTTGTTCCCAATTTTGTCCACCAAATGCGTCATTAGTAAACTGTGCTGCTTTAGTTGCTTTAGCATATATCTGAGCTTCAGTATCACCTTTAACAATAGCTAATTTATTAGGTATTCCTTTTAATGTAGGAGAATCTAATACTTGTAAAAATGTATTTAATTTTGCAGAAGTAAATACTCTATCCCATGTAATTCTATCAAACCATCTAAATACTTTTTCTACATTACCACCACTAGAAACACCAAAATGTCTTTTAAAAAAAGTATCTATACCTCTTAAATTAAAATAAAATCTATCAAATCCTATATCTTCTGGAGTAGTAATTTGTAAACCAGTACCTTGTGCAAATCTTACAACATCTCCATAACCTGATGCTTTTAATTGATCTATAGCAGTTTTATAATCTTTAATAGCTTTATTAGGATTATTAACCATTTCTAATAACTCAGGTTTTTTTCTAGGATCTAATGTTTTTTTAATAAAGTTAAGTTTGTTACCTGCAAACCACATACTTTCTACTAATGCACCAGCATGAAAAAATGAAAATCCTACAGCTAATCTTTTCATCATAAGGTTAGTTGTAAATAAAGCACCCATAAATGCTTGTTCTTCTGTAGCATCAAAGACCATTCTTATAGATCTTTCCATACCTTTGTGAATAAATGCTTGTCCTTTTCCTTCAAAATAAGGATGTTTAAATTCTATATAATCTGTTGTATCTATATTTGTTTTAACAGATCTATAAAGCATAGCTTTATTATTAACTTTGAATGTTTCTAAATGTTTAATTAAAGCTCTAGTTGCTAATGCTTTAGATGCAGCAAAACCATATATTCTAACTAACTCTGCAGGATCATCCATACCTGGACGTAATTTATATCCTACTCTTAAACCAGCATTAACATCTTGAAAAGTTCCACGTCTTGCAAATTTAAACTTAGCTGATGGGCCAGTAATTGTTTCATTACTTATATCGTTATTAAATTTTTTAATAAATCTAAATGGTGTATCTTTATGGTTATAACTATCCCACATTAATGGTAAATAATTAGCTCTTTGTCCTGAAAAAAGTTCAGTTCCTTCAGCTCCAAATATTTTATTATAATCTTTAAAAATTCTTTTTACTTGTATAGTAGCTAATTTTTCAGCTTTGTTTAATTCTGTCCATTTAATAGCACTTCCATTAGGATCATATTGCAATGTTTGTCTATTAATTTTAGCTTCAGTAATATAATAAAATACTTTACGTCTTGAATCTAAAGCATCTGGTAATGTATCTTTAATTTTATTAGATAAATTTTGTGCTAAAGTATTAACTTTAACAGTAATAAATTTCATAGCATCTAATGCTGATTCACCAGCTAATGCCATATCATCTAATTCTTTTGATGATTGAACTATTGCTTTACTTAATAATTTTCCAGCACCATATATAGCAGCACCTAAACCAAAACCTTTTGCTGTTGCTAATAATTTTTCATCATCTGCTGTAAGAAATTGTGCAGCACCAAATACTCCACCAATAGCAGAAGCTTTTAATACTGTATTAATAGCCATGTCTCTACCATTTTGTATAGCAGGTCTCATAGCTGCTGTAATTTCTGAAGCAAGAGTATCAAATCTAGTTTGACTATCTAATATATCTTTAGCTACTAATTGATCTATTCTATTTCTTTCTGCTGCATTTAATGCAATAGTATTCATTCTATTTTCGTAGATAGCTTTAGTTTCACCTGCTTTAATAGGATTTTGCCAATGTCCTAATTCATGGTAATATATAAAATCTTGCCATTCTTTAGGTGTTTTAAATTGATTTTCTGGTAATGCATCTACACCTACTAATCTAGGTTTAGTCCATACTTTATTTTTAAAAGATTCATTAATTCTATTAAGATCCATATATACTGTACCTTCTTTTTCTCCAGGTGCAGTACGTCTAAAAAATGACATAGCTTGATCACTTCTAAGATCTTGATATTTTATATCTAATTTTCTTGGAATAGGTTCAGTATTAAATGTAGTATTAACTTCTTTTTTTAATTCTTCTAATAATTTTATTACAACTTTATAACTACCAGTATTATTAGGTAATATTAAATTATCTGGATTAATACTATTATCTTTTAATACAGTACTTAAAGCATTATCTGTTTTAATTTTAGGTACATTAAGAGCTCTACTTGCTGCAGCACTCATACCTGCAAATCCTACAGATATAACAGCACCTGCTGTTGCACCTAATGTAGTTTCTATACTTGTTCTTTTTGGATCTAATGTTCTATCTTCTGATCCTTGCCATACTGTAGAAAACACAAAGGGTGTTGCTAGTGTGGCAAACGCACCTACTTTTATATCTGCTATATTTTCTGCTTGTTGAGCTGCTTTAAGTTTAGGTTTTTGTCTTACCATTTGTAAACTTTTAGCGTATTTTAATCTTAAACTATTAACTACACCTCTACCTAATGCACTCCAACCCATAGGCATAAACAATAAATATGGATCTGCCATCATCATGTTTACAAGTTCAGCACCAAACATTTTTGGATTGGCTTTCATCATATTCCCAACTTCTTTTAGGTCTATGTTCATTGGGCCATCTTCTAACAAATAACCAAAACGACTCATTACTCGTTCTGCTTCTTGGTAGAATTTACCACCTTCTTTATCTGGATTGTTTCTTAAATAATCGTATGCTTCTTGAGCTTGTTTCTTTTTAGTATTACCTGAGATCCATTGATACAATGATGCAGGTAATGATTCTTCTCTCCAAAGATCTATTGGATTCTTTAAAGACTGAAAAAACCCAGGCGTACTATCTTTAATGGGTTCTTGTAATCCATCTCCGATATTACGTACTGGGTCTTTTAATTTAAATTCATTAACATTAAAGTTATTAGCCATATCATTTTTTCTTTTTCCAATCGTATCTTTTGTACTTCATAGAAGCAAATGGGCCTTTTCCTTTTGTTCCTAATCCTCTATTAGTTTTAAATGTTCTATTAATACCTAACATCATATCTGAAGTATCAGGAAAAGCATCTGGATCTTTACCCCAATTAGATTGAGTTTCTCTAAACATTTGTTGTTCTCTAGGATCTCTTTTAATTTTAGTAGATTTAGTTCTAGTTACAAAAGGTGTTACTTTAGATTTTCCAGTAAATCTTTCTGTAACTTTAGTTTGAAATGCAGATACATCTTTATCTACTTTATCATATCTTTTTAATGCACTTTTATTTTTTGTAATAATTAATGATCTAGGTGATTTAATTTTAGGATTTTTACCTTTAGTTTTATATGCTTTTAATCCTGCTCTAGATTTAGTATCAAATTTTTTAATTTTAGATGCAATAACAGTTTTGCCTTTTTTAACTTCAGGCATAATACTTCTAAAAAATCTTCTGTTTCCTAATTTAAAAGCTATAGATTCACCTCTTAATTCAGATAAAGATTGAGGACTCCAATTACCAAAGTCGTCTCCACCTAATTGATCTCTTATATTTTGTTGTGCTTGTACTTTTGCTCTTGGCTCATCAAATACTTTATAAGGTTTTTGTGGTGCTAATTTTTTAGTACCTTTAAACTTTTTACTAAATCCCCTAATTAATAATTTTTTAACCATATTTATCCTTCGAAGTATTCTGGGAATCTATTTCTAAGAATCTTTTCAGCTCTTTGTCTAGATACCTTTTGTAGTTGTGGGTTAGATGCTAATAACATAGCATAAATTTGTGAGTCATCATTAGATAGTACATTTCCATCTGATGTAGGTATTATAATTTCAGGCCCTTCTTCTCCAACAACATAAGGTTTACCTTGTTCTACTGGGCCACCTCTTGCTTTAGCTTCTAATGTAGAATCAACAGCTTGATAACCACCAATATTTACTCCTCCTACTTTTTTAATTTCTCCACTAGCAATCATATCATCAATAATTTTTTTATATAATCTATTACCTACAACAATAGATTTTCCAGATGCTTCTGCATCTTTTTTCATTTTGTTAACTTTTTGTTGTATTTTAACAGTTATATCTTCAACAGCTTGTTCATAATTTTCTGATTGATTACCTGGTAACATTTTTCTCCACCATCCAGGTTTATCCATACCTTTACTTTTAAGAACACTTTTAATTTGATTCATTTGACCTTCAGTAGCTTCTATAACTCCACCTGATCTAGCTTTAATTCTATCTTTAAATTCTGCTGATATTTTAGCAGACTTTACAAAGTTATCTAAGATACCTTGGTTAATAGTTTTACCATTAGCTGATGATTGCATTAATGCTAATCCTAAAGAGAATGCTGGGTTAGCCATAAGTCCTTCAAAGCCACCTTTATCTTTCCAATTAGCTGCAGCTTTATCAAAGTCTACACCTGCCATGTTAGATAGTTTTTGCATAAAGCCCATATCTTCAGCTTGTTTAACACCTTTGCCTCCAGTAGTAATAGGATCTGTAGCTGTTTTTACTTCAGGAGATTGAGCTAATGATTGTGTATTATTAGGACTCATCATTGCTTTTTGTATGTTATTAGGATTAATTCCTGTATTCCTAGATATAGTTTGAACAGGTTTAATTTGACCAGATTTTGTTTTAACTTGTTTTAAAGGATCTGAAGATGTTACTCCACCAGCAGTATCTAAACTACCAGTAGCTCTAGTTGTATCTGCATTTTTAAATTGATCTTCTATATTTTGACTAGAATTTTCAAAATAACCTGTTTGTTTTTTCCAATCATTCCATGTATCTAATAAACCCATTATAATATTCCTTTATCTAAACTTTTTGTTTTAAGCCAATCGTAGTATGGACTGTCATTAACAGCTAACATACCTAAAGCTCCTTTATTATTTAATGTTTTTGCTACAGCTTGTTTTGCATTAGCATATTGCAATCCAATATTAGATGAATTGTTTGTACTTGTTTTTCCTAAATTTGAATACCAATTAGTTGCAGGTGAACTGCTTGGAGGTGCAATACCTGAAACTATATAAGGTGCATGAGGTGCAATAGTATTCATTCTATCTCTTTCATTACCACCTATTGTAGTTTCTAAAGAATTATTATTAGATCTATCATTATAATAATCTGTTGCGTTACTTAATTTACCTCTTTCTCCAGCTTCATTAAAACCTTTAAATCCTTTTTTAGTTGACCATTCACCAATATTTTTTCCACTAGCATATAAAAATCTCATAGTAGGAGAAAATTTTAAAGCATCTGGTGCATTAGCCCAATGCTCTGAAAATGTCATATCAGCTTTTTCTAATTGTCCAGTATTAGGATTTACACTATATCTACCTGTTTCATCAGATCCTGATTGAACTCCATTAACCATTCCTCTTTCAACAACACCACTACTATATTGTTGACCTTTAGTCATCATAGTACCATTTACATTTGAAAGTTGTTCACCTTGATCTGTATAACCTCTTTCAATTTCTGCATCAGAATAAGCCCCTGATATAACTGTACCTGTATTTGGATTAACTCTAAAATTTTGTACGCTACCTACATTAGATGTATCTGGCGTATTATCATTAGCAGCAAATCCTGCATCAGATCCTTCGTAACCTCTAGTTGATCCAGTTTTAGATTCTGCATTTGTACTTATACCTTTTTCACTAGATAATGCAGCTTCCATTCCTGATACTTGCATATCATTTCCACCACCTCCATCTGAAGAAGATCCACCTCCACCTGACATAGTTTATCCTTATATAATTATTGCTATAATTAAAATAACAACAGCAACTGCTATTGCTTTTTTATGTTCTGCCACAAAATGTGGTAAATGTTGTTTTAAGTTCATTATAATAATCCTCCTAATAATCCACCAAGACCACCAATTGCTGCTCCTGTCATAGCTCCTGCTGGGCCACCAAACATAGAACCCATACTTGCTCCAGTCATAGCACCACCTGCAGCCATACCAAATGCGTTTGGTGCTGGTGCTTGGCTTGTTTGTTGTTGTGTTGGCAATCCAAAAGCAATAGGTGCTACAGTATTATAGTACTGAGCTAATGATTGTTGAGGTGCCATTTGTTGTTGTCTTTGTATATCTTCTAAAGCTCCACCTACTGCTGTTAAGCTAGGTACTCTTTGAGCTGTAGATAATTGTCTATTTCTTTCTCTTTCCAATTGTTGAAAAGCTAAAGGCATAGCTTTATCTGCTACTTGTCCAATAACTTGAGACTGCATTAATGGAGATCCAGGAGTTCTTCCTGCTCCACTAAACTGTCCAGCAACACTAGAATAAATATCCTTACCAGCTTGAGCAATCATAGGAGATAAGAATGGATTAGTATAGTTACCTTGGATAGTATCTAATATTTGTTGGTTAGCAGCTGTAGCCATTTGTTCTTGTGCAGCTATGCCTTGCATAGTTTGTGTAGTAGGTGCAACATATCCTGCTGCTCCTGGCCCTTGACCATAAATAGTACTAGCTTCAGATAAAATCTGATTTAATGCAGGTTCTGCTGGTGTATAAGGTTGTGTAGTTGTTGTTGCACTACCTTCTCCTCCTCCTGATGACATAATTTATTTCTCCTTTTTCTTTTCTAATAATATATGACTTTCTTTATAACCAAAAGGTTTTAGAACTTTCTTCCACCCAGGTCTTGCTACTAACTCTAATAAATCACATTTGTTTTGCCAGGCAAAATCTTCAATATGTTTTATTAAATGTTGCCATTTTTCACGATGCTTACCAGTCATAATTTTTATATTAAGACATCGTTGTAATGGTCTTTGTATTATTTCAGTAACTACTGTTCCATAATATTGTTTATCTTTTAGACTCCAAAGAATCCATAACTGCATTTTATCTTCAAGAATCCATTTTTTAATATGGTCTGCCAATGCATATCCATTAGATCTAGCTAATGCGTCTGCAATATCTTTAACGACTATAGGCCATACTTCTTCAATGTTTTCTTTAGGTATTTGAACCAATTGCATTATGTACTTTTTTCGTCAAACAATTCTAGTATACTTATTATTCCTGCTATATCGTTAGCAGTTTGTGCTTTTAATTTTAATGTATCTGCTGATTCTAATACTATAGTTCCTTTAGCTAAATTTTCAACTGATTTTGATCCTAAAGATACATGAGCTATTTCATGTTCTGCATTAGAATCTGATGCATCTGTAGTAAATACTTCTACTTCATTAGCTCCACTATGAATGTTAGTAACTTGTATAGTTTTAACTAAAGCTGTTCTATCTGCAGGTACAGTATATACAGTTGTTTTGTTTGTCGTTGTAAGATCAAACATAGCATTTTTGTATAGATTAGCCATTTTTAGGATGCTTTACTTTAACTGCTTTAATAGCTTCATAGAACTCAAAGTATTCAGATTTTAATGCTGGGTTTTGATCTATAGAATGCCATAGCATATCTAATTGATCTCCAATGCTAGGATAAGCTGATTTTCTTTGAGATACATAAGCTGGTGTTGGAACTATATTAGCTTGTGCTTCTGCAAAAGCAGCTTCTTCAGCATCTCTTGCTGCTTCTTCTTCTGCTGTGAAAGGAACTATGTTCCCATTTATATTGTGATGTCTTGCCATAATTATTTATACTCCTTTGTTAAAATTTATGCAATACCATAAAGGCAAATATCTCCAGCATCTATGTCGCCAGAACTCATTTTAAATTGAACTTTTGTTAATGCAGTTGTAGTATTTATATACCCAGCTGTACGTAAAGTTTGTGAATAATCTCCATCATTATAATATTGTGTTGTTCCAATAAAATGTTTAACAAAAGTGCTAGAACTTGGGTTAAATAATTGTAATGTTCCACTTCCAGATTCATCATTACCATTACCAATTGGTTGCATTAAAACTTGAAATGCTGTTCCTTGTGCTTGGTCTTTGTCTGAAGCATAACCTAGAGTTGGAGAGCCACCACTTTCTCCATGAAAGGCTTGAAAAGCAGTAGATGTTATAGTTTGATTATAATTAGTGTTTGTTCCAGTATCTACTTGAAATGTAAAATTAACTCCATCATTTGCTGGGTGCATATTCTTAAATGTAAATAAGTATTCCTTATAAGTATTATCCAAGACAACTCCACTTGCACCATCAACAAAAGATAAGGTAGAAGAACTAGAAGCTGTTAGCTTTTTAATAAATATCATACTGCCTAATCCTGTTATAGAACCAAAAGCAGTTGCGTTCTTTACACCTTGATTATTTAATTTTACAATACTCATTAGCTATCCTTAATTCCATAGAGTTTGATTGTACCAGCATCTATGTTTCCACTATCAAATTTAAACTGTACTCCATCAATAGCTGTCGTTGTGTTACAATAACCAGCTATATGATAATCAACATAATAATTTCCATGTTCAGTTACACTTGATCTTATTAAAAAATGTTTTACAAAAGTTGTGCTAGATGGCGAAAATAAAAAAATTTCTCCTGTGCAAGATTGATCATTGTCATTTCCAACTGTTCTTCCAATAATTTGATCTGATGTGCTTTGTGCTAAATCTTCACTTGTAAAATATCCCAATGAGGTATCACTTCCAGCTTCATTATGATATGCTCTAAAATTTGATGTAGTTTTAGTTGCATCATAACTGCTACCACCATCTCTAAAATTTACTTGAAAACTAGCTTGATCATTCGCTGGATGGATATTAATAAATTTAAAAACATAAATAGGATATGTGCTATCCAAGACTACTCCATCACTTCCATCTACGAATGACAATGTAGAACTAGAACTAGCAGTTAAAGTTTTAATAAGTGTCATAGCTCCACTTGGTATTGAAGAAGCAGAGGTTACAGCACTTATGCTATTGTTGTTATACTTAACTAACGCCATATAATTTTATTACTCCACTATCTATGTTTCCAGATGACATCTTGAATTGAAATCTTGTCAAAGGTGTTGCAGTATTTATATAACCAGCAACATAATGATTATCTGTATAATCTGAATTATAAACATAATTAGTTGTTGCAATAAAATGTTTTACAAAAACAGAACTACTAGGATTAAAAATTGTTAATGTTCCAACGGTAGAGTTGTCATTTTCATTACCCATTCCACCACCAATATCTTGAAATCCAGTTCCTTGTGCTTGATCTCCAGCACCTCTATATTGTAATCTAGGAGTTCCACTATCATCTTCATTATGAAATGCTTCAAAACAAGTTGAAGTAATTGTTTGATTATAATTAGTGTTAGTTCCTGTATCTGCTTGAAATTGAAAATCTGTATTATTTGTAGTTGGGTGTATGTCATAAAACTTAAACACATAAGAATCATAAGTATCATCTATTCCAGATGTAAAAGATATTGTAGATGAGCTTGACGCAGTTTGTGTAGATAACAAAGTCATAGCACCACCAGATACACTTGCTGGTAATGCAGTGATTGCTGATAAGGAGTTGTTGTTAGCAAAGTTAAGAGCCATGTTATGCTCCTATGGTTTTTCTGGAAACTCAACAGCTTCAACTTGTGCAACTGTTGTTAATCCATTAGTTATATCTCTTAATGCCTGTCTGTAAGTTCTCATGGTATCACTCATAGTTACATCAGAGTTTGCATAGAAATCTGTATCACTTAAAAGAACATTTCTTTTTGCTCTTAAAGTTGACATACTTGCATCAAATTTTTGTTGTTGTGTTAGCAATTCATTTTCTAAAACATCTTCTAAAATTCCATTTGGATTTTGAGGTGTTATTAATAATCTTTTAACCATTAGCTTTTTATCCCATATAAAGTCCAAGTTGATGATATATTTCCACTATCTACATAAAGAGTAATACCAGAACAAGCACCAGCATTATTGTATTCCATTTGAATTTGACTTCTTATAAATTCAGCATCTGTTGATCTCATATAAACTAAATCTCCTATTAATCTTGTGTCAGAAGCTGTACTTAAAGGATTAAATATATTTAACATAAGTTGACCAGCTTCATCTTCACTATCTCCAAGTGGATCTGCTGTTATTCTAGCACCAGTATTTACATCCCAACCACCTTGATTTGTAACAAAACCATTAGCACTTGATGATCTTGAATGAAAACTTGTAACAAATCTGTAGTTGCTATCTGATTTATCTGCATTACCTTGTCTTATTTTAACGTAAGCAGTTGAAGCACTACTACTAGAAAAAAGATTATTATAAAAAACAATATAATTTCTATAGTCTGAAGTAAAATATCCATCAAAAGAAATATAGTTAGCACCAGAAGCAGATGCTGTTGCAAGTTTTACAAAACCTCCACTAGGCTCTGCAAAAGTATTATCTCCTCTTAAAAAAGTTGTAGCATCTTTAGTTCCAGTTGCTGTTAGTTTAGCAAGTGAAACTGTACTGTCACTTGGTACTCCAAGATCAAGAACATTACCCAATATTTGAATGAAGTCGATTACATCTCCTGTAACTAGATTTGATGCAAAGGTAATTGTAGAACCAGATACAGTAAATGAACTTCCAGCTTTTTGTAAAATTCCGTTCAAACTAACCAGCATATGATTAGCACTTTCTGGAGATACATTTACAGAGCCTACTTGCATAGTGTATGCAGCTTGACCATTGACTACTGATATTGCATCACAAACTTGAAAGTTTCCTATTGTTGGTGTCTTACCTATATAT